GCCTTTTTATAAAAAAGAAAATAGTCGGGTGGGAGTCGTGATTTATCTGGGTGTGTCATGAGAACCACTTTTTTCGCGCGTTTCAAATCATCGATGCTAATATCATAGGAAAGATTAAAAAGTCCTAATAGTTCCTCGAAAGAATACATATGTACATTTAGATTATGTGCTTTTTCCGACATTATATAATATATTTTATATTTTATTCAGTGAAGTCCAGAAACTTGAATGCAAATTTGGGTTATTGTAGCGTATTCACATTTACAGGGCATTTCTCGGAATGGTAAAATTCCATGGGCGTGTAAAAACGATATAAAGTTCATGAGAGAAATCACCACCGCCCCTGGTTTAAAAAATGGACTTTTAATGGGACGAAAAACGTTTGAATCCATTGGGTGCGTGTTGCCCAACCGAGAAACCATTGTGGTATCCAAGTCGAACGCAGTTTCCGAATATAGCCACTTGCATTTGCATACCGCGCCGAGTATACATGATGCTATTGAGAAGGCACGTGACAACTTGAATTTGGACGTGCTTTGGATATTTGGCGGCGCATCTATTTACGACCAGTTTTTACAGACACCGGAGTTTCTTGACATGGTGGACGGTTTTTTTATAACTACCGTTCCGGAAATTGAATGTGATACATTTATTGAAACCAATATATGCGACATCATACTTTCTAACTACCAAGCTATTGATTCAATGTCCAGTATTATCCTTGAAACCACTGAAGACGGTATTTATGAATTGAGCGGTTATTCTAGACTACCTCCCGACAAGCTCAAAAAAGAATGGACCGCCATTTTGAAACGGTTTATCAATGAAAGAAAGTAAAAAATTAAAAAATACCAAGTAAAAAATATCAAGTAAAAATAAATAAACAACTAAATAAATAACTATAACATAATATATAATAACTCAATTCGTAATTATCACTATCATTAATGGACTGGTACAAAACCATATATTATGTTATACTGTATGGGTCGTATGTCATGTACGGCTTGCTCCTTCTGGCCATTTTAGGTGGACTTCCCAACTTGAATCTCTCGGAAAAAATTCCGGAATACTTGACAGTGCTTCAAAACAGTTTAAAATATTACGTGTGCTTCTTTTTAATCATCCGGTTCAATCCGTTTACACGGTCGAAAGGTTCCGAGTTCACTGACTTTGACGCAGACGTCGTGTTTTCATCAGCCATCTTTTTATTACTCACTACATCGTTCACGTCCATCGTGTATACTCACGTATTGCGCCAAATAAAAAATCCGCTGAAGAATAGTCCATTCAACATGGAGTCATTGAAATCAATACCGCTCAAAGTTTAGCGGGTTCGTCGTTTTGTGCGTTTGGCTGCTTTGTGTCCGCCCCTGCGTAAACTTTTTTTTGAATAATTTGGGTGTAGTGAAACTTGTTCTAGCGAATGCGAATGCTGGTTAAAAAACCAGCGTATTTTTTCGAGTATGGTTTCGCCCACCACAGTATCAACCTCGCGTTCATCATCCGTATACGGTAGTATCATGTTTTTCTCGGCAGCATCTTCCGCTTCAGCTGCCGCTTCTAATTTAGCAGCCGCTGATTTAGGAATCCCCAACGACCTAAATAGTTGGCTAGACATGAACCGTTTTATGAAAACAGACTGCGGTATTTGGCGTTCATACGGTTTTACTTCAATGACATAGACATTTTTAGTGTGCATTCCGGGATGCGCCCGGTCGTCTACAAAAAACACTTCGAATTCGCCTTCTAGGTTACTGCACCGTACAAAGTCGCTGTACGTTTTATTGTGACTGGTGCGTTTTACTTCAACTACTTCACCGTTGGGACGTTTGAACGCTCCAATGACGCGGTCAAATATGGGAAATCCGCTCTTGTAGTTGAAGTAATTTTTGATTCCGTCAATCCATTCGCGCGGCCCTGTATTATTGGTGTATATCATCACGTGTTTGCACTTGTGCAAGCGCTTCATTTCAACGAGGAAGCGCATAACATCCATTATTTTTGGTCGCAGCACTTCCGGGTAAAGGTCCATGATTGCGTTGAAGTTTTCTTGAATGATTTTATTCGTGTCAAAAGGCTTCAAAACTCGCGCCAAAATGTAAATGAACCTACTGAAATCCGCAAATGAACCCAGGGTTTCGTCCATGTCGAACACCGCAATACGCGAAATGTCCAGCTCGTGCCCAGAAACCTGAGAATGCATTTGTTTGTTAAAAACCTTGTTATATTATTAAAGATTAAAAAACTGTCAATTTTCAAAATAAGTTTTTATATAATTTAAATTTAGGAATATTGTAATTGTATGCCGCAACAATTGACGCGTCGTAAATGTGAACGAATACTTCGTTTTTATAAAAAACCAGCGATTCGCGGAGCACCGTTGGTAACGCTTCGCGCACAAACAAAACATATTTTACACGATAAAATGTGTAAATGCGTAAACGCGCTGTACAAAGGAAATGCCACAAGTAAAACGAGAGATTTACACGCATACGAAGATTCAATTGCCATATGCAAACGCAGTGTGTATGGAAGAAAAGGGCTACCCCCACCCCGGTTCACGTGCCGAGTAAGCCGATAATAATATAAATTTCAAATGACTTAAAATTTATATTTATGTCACACAATAACAAGTGCCCATGCGAAAAAAAGTAACATTTTATTTGGACCATCCAACCCATTCATGTTATGACGTAACTATACGAAACATTCATGAACCGTTATCAAACGTTGTTCCAACCATTTTTCATAAACTGTATCCTACGCACTTACACACATATAGCACGATGTCGCCGTCTTTTATTAGAATAACCGGTGAAAGTTCATACAATAGATACGACAGCAAGGATGCAGACGCATACTATAATGCGTTTGATAATAATTTGTTGGACCCTAACAAAAGTTACGTTGAGAATAACATTCTGTTCGACGGTCCCGATGCGGTAAGTGAACCGGTTCCTGAAATACGAATTCGACTGAAAATACACATTACTGGCAACTACGCTACCGGGCATACATGAGGCCGCAATTTCCTGACACGAAGGTCAGCACGTTGTACCGTTCTTCAATGAGAACCAAATCAAACATATAGTTGTAAATGCGCCAATTGGTTTTGTTGACACCGATAGGCAGTCCCGTTGTAGGGTCACAAATCATGTGAAACGACGCGTTCGGGTCTAGCGACGGGTATATGGTGGACAGTTCGAGTTCAACTTGTGTGAACTTGCTCATATTGACGGCGCCCGACGGCTGCAACTCGGTATGGTCAGTGTTCAAGCAAAAATTGTAACAGTACAATCCAGGCGGCGGGTTCCCGTTGGTGCGCACATACTTTTCCACATAATTGTAAATACCCGCATCGAAAATATTCTCTCGATATTTTCCGTTGAAGATAATTCCCATTGTGTTCAGAATCTCTTTTTGGTTCTCGGGCTCAAACAGTCCCGTCGTATAATACCCCGTACGACGGTTGCTGTTGGTGTGCGATTCAAGTCGTCCGGCTTCGTCCATGCACGGGTTTCGCCCTGGACCCAGCGTGTACGGCGTTCGCGACGTCAGCGGCTGACCAGTATTCGCAGACACTTGTAATGGCTTCCATCCCTCTGTGGCTTGGCGGTCGGCGGTGTAGCCGTACTCCGCCGGTTCAATGTCGTGCGGCAAATACTCGTACGGCCAGTTGGTGTAGTTGCTCCATTCATTACGCAAAAATGCGTCGCTGCGACGGAAAAAGAACATCCAGCTGGAAACCATACCCAGTGTGTTTTCCAGTTTGACACGCGTGTTTCCCGTTACGTCCTTGAATTCCCACTCGTATATGCCTTTTATCAAATACTTTTGTTCATTTGCGGCGAATGCGGCGGTTTCTTCGGCGGATAAAAAGCCGTAGGTGGCAATCATGTGCACGTCCGCGTTCCAGTCGGTTCGCGTGTCCGTGTAGGACGACGGACCCAGCTCCACATCAGGCGGCGTTTGCAGAAACCGGTAAAATTGGTGCTCGTTCAGAGTGTAGTTGGACTGCACGTACGGCCACTCGTTATCGGGGTCTGTAACGTCTCGAATGACGTAGAGCTCTTTCACGGGACGAAGTGTGACATCGATTTGCAGCGTGTTGTACTGTAAACACACCAGCGGAAACGCCATTTGGCTGCTGGTGGTGAACCACGTGTTGATAGGAATGTATATTTTTCGACCACGAATGGAGGGTTCTGCACCGCGGGTGCTGGGCGTGTAGTACGCGTTGGGGTACTGATTGACGCGCGCGCCACAACAGCCCGGGTCATTGAGTTCGGGCACGTTGCCGGTCATTTGGTCGTACAAGTCGCGCTTTTCGGCGGGATAGTCGCGCTGCATCATGGACAGCAGGTAGCTGCCGGAGAACTTTTGTAGAATTTGCCCGCCGACGGACACGGTAATGTCTTTAATCATGTGTGTTCCCAGGTGTTTTATCCATTTGAACTCGTATGGCGCCCACTTATCTTTTTCGGTTTTAGGCGGGTATATAGGGCTCCAAATGGTGGGAAGCGTTACACAAATATAAGTATCCATGAGAAGCTCGGCATACCGAGGCATGTAAAACGTGAACTTGGATTCTTCCGACATGCGAAGCTTGCGCTGCCCGTCAAAATCAATTCTGAATTTTTGAAGACCGAAGTTTGTGTATTTTTTATAAGTTGTTTTAAAGAACGACTTTTTCGGGTTTCCGTTGAGAATGGTGTTTTGGTTGCCGTAAGCAATGATGTTTAGTAATCCGCCCGGCATTCAAAAAAAAAAATAACAACAATATGATTATGAATTACTTATTGCCCTTCTAAAATATATTTTATTTTGTTTTTTTGTTAATATAATATAGCGTACGCATAAATATATCGAATCCTAAAACAATAGTTAATACATAATACATAAATGGCAAAAGTACCCGTACCCGCTGCAGCAACTGCAATAAGTAGTGTAAAAGTTTCACCGAATGTCGCACATATGGGAGGATTAGCAGTAACTGTTGCAGTGATAGTGATTATCATGTATACATGGGCTTGGAATTACGGTAAAAAAAGTCGTAATGACAGTACAATGCAATCGTACTATGCAGCCGAAAAAAAGTCGCTTAGCAGTATTAATGACTTCGATGATAGATACGGTTACTTGTTGCGAGACTATTACATTATGACGGCGTACAACTGTTGCTGCGGAGGGGACTACGCATCCGATTTCGTTTCAACCGACGCATTGCGCTGTGTAATAAGTCAAGGCGCACGCGTTTTAGATTTTGAAATATATTCGGTGGACGGCAACCCGGTAGTTGCGGCGTCGTCTAGGCCCGAATTTTCAATGAAAGAAACGTACAACTTTGTGCCGTTTGTGGATGCAATTGACACGATAAACAAATACGCATTCAGTTCATATAGACCAAACGAAAAAACAGGGATTGAAGAAGGGTGTCCAAATTCGAACGACCCCTTGTTTTTGTGTCTTCGAGTTAAAAGTCGAAACGTTATGATATACGAAAAAATTGCAACGATAATCAAAGACAAACTGGGGTCAAAACTGTTGGACCCCCGGTTTTCGTACTCGTTCAACGGAGAAGACTTGGGTAAAATCAAACTGACAAATTTTATGGGAAAGGTTGTCATCATGATCGACGAAACGCCGGGGTCGGACAAAGTGAATACTCGTGAAATATATAAACGCACGCCACTTTACGAGTACGTCAATATGACGTTTACCGCAGGCTACAATAAGCACACATTCACATTCATAAACGACAACGTCAAACCAGATTCGAAAGAATCTGCAAAAAAAACAATAAAATACATTGTACCGGAACGGGCCACGCGTTCAGAAAACTTGTACTCATCCACAACTGCACGCAATGAAGGGTGTCAACTGGTGGCGATGGCATTTCAAAGCCAAGATGCAAACGTTAAAGCGTATATCAAAGATTTTAATGACGCTGGGAGCGCGTTTGTACTGAAACCTCCCGAGCTTCGATACGTGCCAATCGTGTTGAAGGAGCCCACGGCAGTCAATCCAACCGAAACGTTGGCATCTGCCAAGACGGCTCAAACTTCGGCGGGAACCACGGTTAGAATTGGTTAATATATAATTAGGATAGTATAATCATGTAAATGTTTTTTTAGTAAATAAAGTAATAATAATATTAATAATATTGATAATATTAATATTATCAAACCAAAATCAACCAAAATGTTAAAGGGTTCGAATACTTCAATTTCAATTAAAAAAATAGAAGAAAAGGAAATTGAAATATTAAGAAATGCGGTTGACAAAATAGAATCGCGGATGGGTAAAAAGGTGGCGCAGTCGCCGGAAGTTAAAAGAATCATTGGCCGTCTTGAACAGTTTTTACGTGATAAAAAATTGGTGTGTTATGGTGGAACCGCGATTAATTCGATTCTGCCTGAAAAATACCGGTTCTACAACAACGACATTGAAGTTCCGGACTACGATTTTTACTCGCCTTCTGCGCTGGAAGATGCGAAAGAGCTGGCCGACATTTTTCTTAAAATGGGGTACAATGAAGTGGAAGCCAAATCGGGGTCGCATCCGGGCACCTTCAAAGTGTTTGTGAACTTTATGCCGGTTGCAGACATTACTCAAATGGATGACTCGCTTTTTAGCGTGCTTTCTGCAAAGTCGTATATCAAACACGGCATTCGGTACGCACCCACTAATTTTTTGAGAATGGCCATGTATCTTGAACTGTCTCGGCCTGAAGGTGATGTTTCAAGATGGGAAAAAGTATTGAAACGGCTCACGCTTTTGAATAAGGTGTATCCGATGAAACTGGTAAACTGTTCAAGAATTTCAGTGCGACCAAATACAGACACCAAAAGCTCTAAATCTTTGTCTTCTTCTTCTTCTTCTTCCTTTTCAGAAGGTTCAAATCATCACGTGAATAAAAAAGCCTATGAAATTACTCGTAATGTGCTTTTGAACAGTGATGTTGTATTTATTGGAGGATTTGCCGACGTGTTATACAGTCGGTACTTACCAAAAAATGAACGCCATAAACTGTCAATTAGCCAAGAATATGATGTGTTATCAAACAACCCGCAAGAACTGGCAACCTTGATTCGTATGACGTTAAAATCAAATGGTATCGATGTTGTTACAATTGAAAAAATGCCAGCAATTGGTGAAATTGTGCACGACCATTTCAAAGTTGCGGTTGATGGCGCAGTTGTGGCGTTGATATACAAACCTACTGCGTGCCACAGTTACAACACAATCAAGTTGAATGACCATATCATTAAAATTGCGAGTATTGATACCATGTTGATGTTTTACATTGCATTTTCGTATGCAAAGCGCTACTATTATAACCGCGATAGGCTACTGTGTTTGGCCGGTATTTTATTTTACATTCAAAACAAGAACCGACTAATTCAAACTGGTATTTTAAAACGGTTTGGTAGAACATGTTACGGCAAACAAGAAACGTTGGAGATGCTTCGAAGAGATAAAGCTGCCAAGTTCCAGGAACTAAAAAATGACAAGCATAACCCCGAGTATCAAAAATTGTTTTTACGATATGTTCCGTTTGAGCACCTTAAAACGCGTGTCAAAAAAATAAGAATGCGTAAGTCGAACTTTAAACACAAACTAATAAGCCGAAAAAACAGGAAAATGCGCACAAGCGTAAGTACAATTACTACAAATTTATATCCTTCAAGTTTGACATATAGTGTAGATAATGTAGATGATATAGACGGCGAAGCAGTTTCTAAGTTGAAAACAAAAACGGGTCCGGTATCAATAACAAAGACAAAGACAAGAACAAAGACAAACGCAACAAAGACCCTTAAACGCAATAAATAAATAATACATTCCAAAAAAATCCAGTTAAAAGCATGTCAGTAGTATGAGACTATGACATATTTAGGTTTACATACATATATATGGCTGCGGCAGTGGACACAACAGTAGAAGAAGTGGTTCATGTTACAAAAGATGCGGCAATGCGAATTTTAAGCGATGTTCGTGAAATGATGCGATTTCCGTTGCACGGAGACGGAATTCATTATGTGCACGACGATGAAGACATTTTAACCGGATACGCCATGTTATACGGTCAGCCCGGGACGCTTTATTATGGGGGGTACTACTTTTTTAAAGTAACGTTTCCACCGGATTATCCGCACAAACCGCCCAAAGTAAAGTTTCTGTCGAATGACGGAACGACGCGAATGCATCCCAACTTCTATAAAAATGGGTATGTGTGCTTGTCTATTTTAGGAAATTGGCGAGGGGACCAGTGGACCGGATGCGTGACCCTGAAATCGATTCTGCTGACGATGATTTCGATTATGGATGCAACTCCCATGTTGCACGAGCCCGGACTTACGTTAGAACACTCCGACTGCGAGTCGTATCATCGCATTATTGAGTACAAAAATATTGAGTTTGCAATGTGTAAACTGTTAGACGAGCGCGAGTTCGGAAAGTACATTATTTTGCCAGACACGACCCGAAAGCACTATACGGAAGTGATGCAGTCACTGTTTACCAAGAACCGCGACGAAATTGTAAAGTACGTAAATGACATCACAACGAGGGCGTCTTCCAGTAGTGTTAATGTAACAATGTCACGGTATGGTATGACAGTTACACTTTATTATGACACTCTAAAAGAAAAAGTGAATGTCATTTCATTTTAGTGATTTTATAAATAAATAAAAATATAATATAACGATAACGATATTATTATTTATTTGTTTGATTATTTCAATCTAAATGCCCGTATTTGCACAGTCATGTCGTAAAGGGCCGAGCGAAGTAAAAGTAGAAGACCCCGTTGCTGAAAGTATTCGTCGCGCTCGGCAACTTTCTGGACTTGAACGTGAGTACGCTGAGGATGACAGCGGATTGCAAGGTGCAATAAACGCGGTTAGAAAAGCTCGAAATTTACAAACCGCGAATGCGGCAAAGTTTTTAGCTGCAACTAGCGGACGCGATAAACACAAATTTGCGGGCCAAAATATGAGCGTCTCAAAAAAAGTAGTTGGTGCCGGAGGAAATGCGGTTACTGTGAACGGATATATAACCGACAAAGGACTTTTTAAACCGTGGGAAAGTGACGCTTTAATGTCTCAAACCTCCGGTAAATTTGGTTGCCCCATTCGGGTAACGCCAGAAGCGCTTCCAAGTGGGTTTACATACGATTCAAGTGGTAACAAAAACTATGTTGGCGCTCCATTCGACCAATCGGGAAACGCTGTAAACGAACCATCCGTTTTCGTTGGCAGCACTAAAAAAATGGCGCAAGGCAATTTACTGCCCGCATGCGGAAATGAAGGTATAAACGTGGAAGTGGTGTATCCGAGCAAAGCAACGGGTTCAACTTATAAAGGCACGTTCAACATCAATCCGGTATCAACCACCGGGTACGAACTACAAAGAGATGTAAGGGGCGGTGACTATGAAGCGTGTATGAAACGTGCAGAAGATAAAGGCATGCCGATATTTGCATATACTGGAAATAAATGCTACATTCATCCGGGACCCATTGAGAGCGCCATGAGTGCAGGACTAGGAATTGACTTGAATCCAGTTATAGACACGCAATTTGAAGAAAATACCAGTTACAACATGGGTGGACAAAAAATTTTACACTTTGGAAATGACGGTACCCTGAATATTTTGAACACCGCAACTCCAACTGATAAGAAGTCAAATATTGTGTTTTCCATAGGTCGTCCTGAACCAGTTGTAGGTTGCCATTTTTCAAATGGAGGTGCAATTACTGCAATATCAGGAACTTGGGGTGAAAATTGCAAAACAATACCGAAGACGTATAAAGAAAATGGGCTTGTTGCAACATACAACTCAAGGGATATTTACAGCGCAATAGCGCGAAATGACCAAATCATACTTAAAAAGGCAACTGATATATACGACGTACGTCGGCCCGAAACCCGTCTACCTGGTGGAACACATTGTAATCGTTTTTTTCCAAATTGTGGAAACGACCGGTCACAGTTTGATGAATGGTTGCGACGAGGAGGTAGTTGTCCGAAAGGCAGACCTGCCGCTAGATGCACTACCGGTTGTGAAAGTAAAGATTTCTGGGGTAATTA